GGAACCGCATGGTTCCAGGCGGCACTTCCGATTTGCTCATATAGTTCCGATTTTATCCTGTTTATGTGGCTTGAAATCAATATTTCTTCGGAAATAGTTTGATGCAGTATTATGCGCTCAGATCCTTGTAAGGGAAAAAATAAGGGAAAACAAAAGTGCCTGGCAATTTACTGTTTGCCCTTATCGCAACTCAGAGGACAATATAAATGTGGTATATAAAAACAGGGCCGGATGTTATCCCGGCCCTGTTCCATTTAAGGCATAAACTTGCTCTCTTTCATTTCCTTCAGCTCCCGATCCTCCGGCGTCCAGAAGTTTGCCATCAGGTATTCCAGTTCGCCGCCGCTCAAGCCGGGCAGCAGTTTCTCCGCCGCCTCCAGGGCGTTCTCCTTCTTGCTCCCGGAAATGGTCTTGCCGTCCCCATCTTTGTCACTCTCCGCCATATCATAGGCGGTCTTAAACAGGATGGCCTCCACGGGGTCTACGCCCCAGTCCTCTCCACCAGTGGCCCAGCGTTCCCACTGGGAGAGATCTGCGTCGGTGAACTGCCCGCCGGAGTAACTCCGCAGGGCCATGTCCTCAGCCAGCTGCCGGGCGGCCTCCAGGGCGCCGTCCTTGGCCTCGTCGTCCAGGCTGTGGAAGCTCCCGTAGCTCTCCAGGGTGTCCACCCACTCCCGGCTCTGCCGGGCGGCCTGGGCGGCGTAGGCCTGATAGTTCTCCGCGTCCAGAGCCTCGGCGCTGAATCCGCTGGTGCTCTCCTTGGGCTTGGCGTATGTCTCATAGCTTCCGATCAGATCCCGCGCCTCCTCCGGCATGGAGAAGTCCGGGTTCTCCTTCCTGGCCTCCTCCAGCCGCTGCCGCATGGCGTTCTCGATGGTGGAGGCCTTGACGCCCTGCCTCATGAGATCCGCCGCGATCTCCTGGTATAGCTCTGTGTCGCCGTCCCTGAGCGCGCCGAAGGCAATATCGTAGAACTCCTTGCGGTTGCCGGAGTAGACCACGCTGTTGAGGGCCTGCTCCAGCTGATACTGGAAGCGCCAGTCCTCCGTCTCCACGCCGATGGTGCGGGCCACCGCCAGCGCGTCCCGCTTGACCGTCGCCACGGGCAGGCCGGTGAGCCGGGCCAGCTCTGCCAGCAGGTTGGCCCCGGCCCCTAGAACCGTGTACCGGCCCTCCCCATTGATGGCCTTTCCCATGTTCTGGACGGCGGAAAAGAAGCTGGCGACCGCGGACAGATCCATGCGCTCCACATCGTAGCCCTGGAGGATGGAGAGGATGTCCCGCAGGTAGGGCACCATGCCCAGGGGGTTGACGTTCTGGGCGAAGTTTGGGCCGATGTGCCCCAGCACCCGCTCCCAGTATTTCTCGTCCCGGTCGTCGTCGTCCCGCACGGCGTCCCAGAGGGACTGTGCGATGGCGTTGAGGAACATGGAGAGCACCAGCGCCCCCGCCGTCCGGCCCATCCGTTTTCTGGCCTGGACGCGCTTCTGCGGGTCCTGCTCCTGCACCGCGTCCCGGTAGGTGCGGTAAAAAAGGTTGTAGGTCTTGGTGGGCTCGCCCATGTAGGAGGAGGCCATCTTCGCCAGCCCGTCGGAGCTGCGCATGAACTGGCTCCGCCCCAGCACGTTGTCCACCACCTGGGTCTGATCGACCACGTCGGTGAACCGCTGGGCGACGGCCCGGTAAAAGGCTTCGCTCCCCCGCGTGAGCCCCGGCCTCTGGTCAGACACCTCCAGCTCGCAGGCGTTCCACAGGCGGCCCCACGTCCAGCTGTCCATGGCACTTGCCAGGCCCATGGCCCTGTTCCGCGCCTTCTCAAGCCCGCTGTCCGTACCGAACAGGATATCCTGGATCTGCCGCCCCTGGTTGATCTCGAAGTTGCCCCAGTCCTTCCACTGGGCGATGGGGGCGTACTTCAGCGCCTTCTCCCATCCGCCCCCCTTCATCACCCTGGGGTCGGCCAGATACTTGGGGTCCATCACCGCCAGGGCGCGGGCGTAGGAGGTGGGCTGCTGGAGAACTACCCGCAGATTCAGGCCAACGCTGGCCGCCTTGTAGTTGGCCGTCAGACGGCTGAGGCCCGCCACGCCGCCCTTTGCCGTGCCCCGGCTGATGTCCTGGAGCAGGGTGTCCAGGTAGGCGTCCCCGCCCTTGCCCGCCACCCTCTGGACGATGTCGCCCATGGCGCCGATCAGATTCCCCTCGCTGTCACGGAATTTGAAGTTGCGCACCCGGTTCAGGTCCTCCAGCACGCCCAGGTGGGAGGCGTAGGTGGACATATCCACCGCGTGCTGGGCGAATACGTCGAAGATGTCCCCCAGCAGCAGGCCGTTGCTGGCCTTCTCCTTATCCACGGTGCCCTGCGCACTGCCCCACTCCGCCACGGACACAGGACGCTTCCTGCCGCCCTCCAGGGTGTCTCCGATCTTAGTCTGTACCTGGTGGGGGTCGGAGGTGATGGGGAAATAGTGCTCCTCGGTGAACTTCCGGTAGTTGTATACCTTCATGCTCTCCCGGTTGCCCTCGTCGGCCAGATAGCCCTGCATAATGCCCTGGAGGCCGTCCGCGAGTTTGACTTCCTCGTCCGTAAGGGCGGAGAGCATCTCCGCCACGTCCTCCTGGCTGACCTTCACGCCGTACGCCGGGGCTTCCAGCTTCCCGGCCAGGTTGGCGGCCTTCTTCTGCTCCGCCGGGCGCAGGCCGCCCTTGTAGATGTGCCCCTGCGCCTGTTCCCGCTTGCTCAGCTCGTACAGGCTCATGAGCTGGGCGGTGGTGAGCTTCAGCTCCCCGCCCTCCACCTGGAAGGTGTGGCTCGTCTCCTGGAGCTTCCGGATATCCGCCTTCCCGACGACCTTCCTCGCCAGAGCACGGGTCTGCCGGATGATTTCTGTCTTCCGGTCCCGGGCGGCCTGGAGCTCGTGATACAGCGCGTCGCCCCCCTCCCCGAACAGGTGGAGGAAGGTGAGCGAATCCAGCATGTCCAGGTTGAGCAGCTGGTCTCCGAAGCCCGTGACGGCCCCCAGGCCGCCCCCGCCGTAGTTGGCCTTGGGCCTCTTGGTACGGGCGCTGTCTTTGATGGCCTGTGCCAGCTCAGCCACGCCGTCGTAGCGCCCCTTGGTGAACAGCTTGTTGGCGCTGCTCACGCTGGCCTCCACGGCCTTCAGGGTGTTCCATACAATGGCGAGCTGCTCCGTGTTCATGGCCGCCAGCGGGGTGTCCTTCATGGCGATAAGGGCCGTCAGGTTGTCCGCCAGCGCGGGGTCGACCACTCCGGTAAAGTCCGTGGTCCCCTTCTGGATGGCCTCGTACTGCTCCTTGAGCGCCCGGAATGCCTCGGTGCGCTTGGCGGGCAGGCCCCCGCCGCCCTTCCGGCGGCTGCCGGTCTCCGGATCGATGGTGTACTGGCTCTCCTGGTTGATGCTCTCCAGCAGGGCGGCCACCGGCCCCCGCAGGTTTTCCGGGACGTGCTTCTTGTCGCTGGGCCGGAGCAGCTTCTGGGAGAGGCCCTTCGCGTGCCGGGCGATCTTCCGCCGCAGCTCCGCCGCGCTCCTCCGCTCCCGGCCCGCCGCGTCCCTGGCCTGGTAGCGCTCTTTCAGCGCCCCCACCTGCCGCGTCCGGGTCTCCCGCTCCCGCTCTATGGCCCGCTGTACCCGCGCCCGGTTCTGCTCCCGCAGCGCGGCAAGGCGGGCGTCTCTCTGTTCACGGGCCTGCTGGACCTGCTGCCGGCCCTTGGCCTTTGCCTTTTCCAGCTTGGCGGCCTGACGGTCCGCAAAGGTCTTGACCTGGGGCAGGTCGAAGAAGGTCTCCAGAATCTCGCCCGCCGCCCCGTCCACCGCCTGGTCCCGGTACTGGGCGAAGGGGTTGCGCTCCTCCATGCGGTAGATGTCGTCCAGCACGTCCGAGATGTGCTCCAGCTGGTCTGCCGGGTGGGTCTCTCTCTGCGCGTCGAAGAACTCCGGCCACCGTTCGGCCAGATCCTCATACACCTGGTCGATGCTCGTGCCGCCTTTCCCAAGGGACATTCGCCCGAAGTTGTGCCGCCGCAGCGTGTCATAGTCCCGCAGCCCCGCCGCGTCCTGCTCGCTGATGGTCAGCTTGGCCCCGCGCAGGTAGTCCCGCAGCTCACCGTACTGCCGGTAGAGGCTGTCGTCGGTCTCCACGGCGCTGTCCACCAGCATCCCGGCCAGCTCCTCCGCCCGCCGCCGGGCCTCGGTCCAGGTCAGCTCGTCCCTGCCGTCCCGCCCGGTGCCCATGTAATCGTACAGGCGCTTGAGCCCGCCGGAGAGGTCGGAGGCCTCCAGTTCGGAGCCGTAGGCGCGGATAAGCTCCCGGGCCGCCCGGTCCACCGCTTTCCGGTCCACCGTCCCCGGAGCGGTGCGCCGGGTCTGTCCCTTCCACTCCTCCACCCGCTCCTTCAGCCGCTCGTTCTCCCGCCGCAGCTCCGCCAGCTCTGCCGCGTCCTCGCTGCCCTTCAGGGAGAAACTTCTGTTGACATCTGCGCTGGTTTCGGGTATACTGGGCTCAGAGGGCGCACGACCCCTACTGCGAGGCTCATTTTGGGCGTTAGTGGTATACTGTGCGCTCTCATTTTTTTGCTTTTCATGGATGGTGCTCTCAGACAGGTTGATTATATCATATAGCAGCAGTCCCTTTTTGCCCCGATTCCCTACAATGACCTGTGCACTGTAATCGCTACTTCCGATACGCATCAACACCTCGCCTCTGGCGAAGTCTATAATGTCGTCCTTTCGCGGATGCAGTAACGCCTCATTCACCCAATTTTGTGCCGCTCTCACAATTTCGTCTGCATTGTCAGTAGCACGCAGCTTATCTTCATATACCGTCGGCTCAGTATTGAAAAGCCGCTGCATATATCGGGAAAATGTCATCTCCTGCCGGCTCTGCTGATTGATATGGATGACATTGTTCCCCACCGTCACGCCGTCAGGGAATTTCCGCCGGAGGTTGTCCTTGACGGCTTTTACCCACTCTTTTTGGGGAACACCGTCCAGAATATCCTCCTCAATGACCACATAAGGCCGGTTGTCCCGGTCGTACTTGATGGAGAACTTCGTACCGCCGTCCACCCGGGCGGCGTTTTTTTGCGCCCTGGCGTTCCTGGCCGCCTGCCTGGCTCCGGCCTCCAGGGCCGCCGTCAGCTTCTCCTCGGCGGTCTGTGCCTGCCGCTTCTCCGCGCCGGTCAGCCTGCGCACCACGGCCCGGATAGCGTCCCGCACCTTCTCCAGCAGGGTGCGGTCGTCCCGGTGCTTCTCGATGAAGCTGTCCAGCAGCTTCCCATCCTCCAGCAGCTTTCCGGCGTAGTTGGCCGCCGCCTCGTCCAGGGCGGCCTCGTAGCCGATGTCCTCACCAGCCTGGCGGTAGCCCTCCAGCAGCACCTGCGCCTCGCCCTGGAGCTCCTCCGAGGCGAAGTTCCGGAAGCTCCGGTATGCCTCCGGGGCCAGCTCCTGGAGCCGGTGCGTCCACTCGTGGCCCAGCAGGAACAGCACCGGGTTTGGGTTGCCCTTCTCCACCAGGATGTCCGCGCCTCTGAGCTGGGCATTGGCCGTGCCGCCCCGCACGCTGTCCGCAAAGCGCACCCGCACCCCCAAAGCCTTTGCCACCTGGTTTACCCGGTTCGCCGTGGCCCCGTCCAGGGTATCGGACACGTAGCCGTCGAATACCAGCCCGCTCCCGTTCCCCGCCGACGGGGCAAATTGGGCGGCCCGCTTCTCCCGGGCCAGGGAAGCCAACCCATCGTTCCGCCCGGCGGAGTATGCGGCGAACCTCTGCGCCTCGTTCAGCGCGCCGGTGTAAGGGCCTTTGGCCCCGTCCATCCCCCGCCCGGACAGACCGGCCTGATAGTAGGCCGCGAAGCCCCCGTAGTAGCGGTCGAGGGCCATCTCCCCGTCGTAGGCGGCGGTAAGGGCCCTGGCCCCGTTCCTTCCGAAGGCGGAGCCCGCCTCCCGCAGCCGTGCGGCGGTGCTTTCGCTTTCCCCGCCCACATCGGCCCCGCGCCTCCTGTCACGCTCTGCGCCCTCCGCGACGGGCAACTGCTCACTGCTCCGCCGAAAATGCCGCTGGACTGCGTCCAGCCTGTTTTCCGGTCTGCGCAGTTCGCTGTTGCCCTGCTCCCGGGCACTCCGCGCTTCTGCGTAGGGGCGGCCCTCGTGGCCGCCCGCGTCCTCCCCCGCCTGTACGCGGTCCGTGCGCCCCGTCAGGCGCTCCACGGCGCTTTTCACAGCAGCCCTCTGCTGGGCCCTGGTCATGCCGTCGGACAGCTCCAGCCCCGCCTCCGCCCGCAGCCCGGCCAGCGCCTCGGGATCGGCCAAAATCTGTTCCGCCTGACGGTTACTCACCCGGCGGCTGTCCGCCCCCGTCTCCGCCTGCTCCGGGGTGCTCCACACCTCCGCGTTGTCGCGCTCCGCGCCCTTCACGACGGCCCCGTTTCCTCTGCCGTCGTAGGGGCCGATGACCACATCGGCCCGCGCCTCCGCGCCCTGGGCGTCCCTCTGCTGTGCGTGGGAACCGACCATCCGATCCAGTCCGGCGTTCACAACCTGATTGCCCAGCATTCCGGCACCGCCCATCAGCGCGCCGATTTTAAGGCCCTCCATGCCCGCCTCGTTCATTCGGGCCAGAGCCTCCGGATCCCGACCCGAGACCGCCCGCCCGATCTGTCCCGTGGTTTCCCCCACCAGGTTCAGAACGCCGCTTCCGTCCCGGCCCTGGTTGGCGGCGGATACGCCCTCCTGCACCCACTCCTGCGCGCCCTCGGAAGCGACGTTGATTCCATATTTCGCCAGCACCGAGGCAATCTTCCGCCCAACGGAGCCGGCGGCTTCCTGCGCCGGTTTTTTCAGCAGCGCTTTCAGGCCCTTTCCGATTCCGAGCGTCATCATGTCGATGGCCGCGTCGCCGCCCTCAATCAGAGAGCTGATCAAGGCCTCGTCGTTGGCGGCCGCCCGGGCGGTCTCCTCGTCCACCCCGGCCTCCAGCAGGGACTGGAAGGCCATACCCTGCATCGTCTGATAGCCATAGAACGCCCGTCCTGCGGCATAGCCTACCTTTCCCCCCGCCACCGTGCCGATTCCCGGCAAAACCGAGCCCGCTCCTGCGCCGACCAGCGCGCCCTGCACGCCCGCCGCCGTCTGGTCGAGAAACTGGGGGAGATACCCGGCCATCGACTGAGAAATTAGTGGGAGCGTCGCGTCCCCGTCCAGCACGTCGGCGTTGTGCTCGGCAAACAGCTCCCGGGCCAGGCCCAGCCCCTCCGCGTAAGCCCGGTTGCTCTCGGTGGGGTTGCTCAGGTAGTCGCTCCACGCCTTTGCCTCGTCCTGTCCCAGGCGGCCCATGTCGTAGGAGGCGAGGAACTGGCCGCCGAAGTCGTCCTTCCGCCGGAGCTGACTATAGCGCTCCAGCGTATCCACGTTTTCAATGTCGGTCTCGGCTGCCTCCACCCGCCGCCTCAGCGGCTCCTTTTCAGCCTCGTAGGCCTCCGCGTCCTCCAGGGTAAAGCCCCGGGAGCGCCGGGCCAAGTTCTCCCGCGCCGCCACGGCCCGCTGCTCCTGCCTGGTGTCCTCCAGGGCCTGCCTGGCCGCCTGCCTCTGTGCGTCCAGCTCGCCAAGATCCAGCTCACGCCCTGCGCCGCTGCCTGCGGAGAATCCGCCGCCCTGCCGCTGGGCCTGGATCCTTGCGTCCACCTCCTCCCCGGTCTGCCGGAGCGCCTGATCCCGGGCCGCCAATGTTTGCGAAAGCGCCCGCCGTTCCTCCTTATTCTCCTGGTATGCCCGGCTGTTCTTATAGCGTTCCCATGCGTTACCCATGCCTGTGCCTCCTCATCCGATCACATCTTGTACCCATAGGGGCGCATGAGCTCCGCCAGCTCGTTCCACTGCTCCTTGCTCAGCCCGCCCGCAATCTGATCCATGTACTGCTCCGCGGCATCAAAATTACCAGCCCGCAAATTCAGCAGTAAGTTATGCTTCACGGCGTCCCACTCGCTGCCCTTTACGGTGCCGACCCCAACCCCTGTAGAGTAGCCAGGCCCATAGCTGTCCTCCTCCCAACCCATGTAGTCGTCATACAGCCCGGAAGAGGAAGTAAAGCCGTACTTCTTGTAGTTGTTGGCGATAAAGCTCTTGGCGTGTCCGGAGGCCTGCGCCGCCTTGAACAGGCCGTCGTATTCCTGTTCACCGCTGTTCCTGCCGCGTCCTTTGGAGCCGCCGGAGCCGCCGCCCCTGCTCAGCAGGTCCGCCGCCCGTTCCCGGTCGTAGGCGTTTTTGAGGTTAGCGATCTCCTGGTCGGAGTAACCTATGGCCTTGTAGCCGGAGAAGTCGCCGCCCGCCGCCAGGGTCTGGGCCTTTTCCAGGGCCCGGGCGTACTCTGTCTCGTCCTGGTAGCGGCTGTCCTCCAGCTCGTCCCGGCCCACGCCGTAGTTCCACTCCGTGTCGTACCGGCTGTCGTTCACGCCGTCCCGGTCCAGCTGATAGTTCCGGTCCCACTGGTCGCTGTAGACTCCGTAGGCGAAGTTCCGGTCGTTGTTGTGCTGGGCCAGTGCGTTGAGGTACTTGTTGTAGTCCCCCTGCTCCAGTGCGGTGAGCAGATCCATGTTCAGCCGCATGGAATCCCCCCCGTCCCGGTACATGGAGTAGGCCAGCTCGTACAGCTCGGGGATTTTGTCCGCCATCTGTGAGGCATAGTAATCGCCCGCCTGCTGCCCGGCGACGGCCGCCGCGGTGGAGGGCATGCCCCCCGTCATGGCCGCCAGCTGTCCCATGGTGTCCGCCGTGGCCCGCTGGCCCTCCCGGGCGTACTCCTTCTTGTAGGCCCCGTACCGGGGGTCGCTCTCCGGGTCATAGGAGAACTCCGGCCGGTTCAGGATGTCGTCCAGCAGGTCGTCAATCTGGCCCTGGTACTTGCTGCTGTACTCCGGGGCCTTCTCATAGGTGAACTCCCCCATCCCGTCGGTCCGCTTGGGGCGGGAGGCGGTGTTGCTGTTCCACTTGATTCCCAGGCCGATGTAGTCACTGCCGTCCCCGCCGCCGGAGTAGTTGTACTTACGGCGGAGCTGCTCCGCCGCATCGTGGGCGGCCTGTGCCCCGGCCTGGTTGCCCGCCGCCGTGGACGCCTGCCACTGCTGCTTGTAGCGCTGGATGGCCTCATAGTCCTCATCGGACATCATGACGCTGTCCGCGCCGCTGTCATACCGTCTCATGTCCTCGCCTCACTTTCGCACATACGGCCCGTCGTACAGCTCCGCCAGCACACTCCACAGCCGCCACGGCCCGTCGGCGGAGAACTTCAGGCGGAAGTGGTCGCACCGCCGGGCGGGGAAAGCCAGATAGAAGGGAGTCATCCGGCTGGCCGTCACTGCCTCCGCCGTCTCCCACTCGCCGCTGCTGTCGTACTGAATCTGGGCCGCTATCGTGACGCCCGGCTCCGCCGCCAGCCGCAGCCGCAGGCGCACCGGGTACTTGCTGTCGAAGCTGTCCAGGGTGATGTCCCCCAGCTCCACCCAGCTCTTCACCGCCTCCTCCCGCACGCTCCCCTCGGGCACGCGCACGGGCCGCCCCAGCAGGATGAGGGCGCTGTCCGTCAGGGCGTAGAGGCCGTCCAGATAGCCCGTGGCCACCAGCTTTATCCCGTCCTCCTTGTACCACGCCCCCGCCTGGGTATCGTAGCAAAACAGGGTGGACGCGCCGTCCCCGTCCTCCATGGACACCCAGTATTTCGTCCCGTCGCTGCCCCCCACGGCGTTTCTGTACCGCGCATCCCCGAAGGGTGCGGCGATACTCCGGGGGATGCCGCCGGAATAGGCCACGATACCCACCCGAGCCAGGTAGAACAGGGTCTCCCCGGCCACCGCCAGGCTCTTGTGGCTGCCCGCCATCACCCCCAGCGTGGCGCTGCTCATCACCTGGAAGTTGGTGGGCTTGTCCCCGTACACCTTGAAAACCTTGTCCTCCTTGAAGAAGATGGGGTAGCCCAGGAAGGAGCAGCAGGCAGTGAAGTCCCCCGGCGTGCCCGTCTCCACGCTCCAGGCGTCGGTGCTCAGCCCCTCAAACACGTTCCAGTTGTAGGGGTCACCCAGCTTGGAGGCGTAGATGGTGTCCCCCTTGCAGCCCCAGAGCCGGTTCTCGTTGGCGCAGAGGAAGTCCAAGTCGGGCACGCCCCGGGCCAGAGTCACCTCCCCCGGCTCGGTCACGCTGTCCTCTCCCTCGGGCAGTACAAAGGTGTTCTCATAAAACCGCAGCGTCTTGCCGTCCTCGCTGATCTCCCGGATGACAGGGGTCTTGTTGTTCTCGGTCTGCCTGGTGCAGCCGGTGATGGACACCGCGTCGCCCACCCGGAAGGGGAACGCCCCGCCGGTGGTGGTGATGGAGTTGGCCTCGGCCTCCTGCCCGGCATAGGTACCGTCGCCAAACACCAGGCCGGAGGCGCTGTAGCTGGCCTCCAGGTGCTCCAGCTCCCCCTCCTGGGTATAGACGAGCTTGTCCGGCCAGATGACCACCCGCCCGCTCATGCCCTGCATCTGCTTTTCGCTGTCAGCCACCTGCCCCACCTCCTGCCCGTCCACGGTCAGGGCCGTCCCGTCCACCAGGAACCGCTTTCCGGAGCAGTACAGCCCGTTGGGCTTGGCAACCGGCCGCACCGTCCACCGCGGGGGCCGGGAGGCCAGTACCGGCGCATAATCTCCGGTCAGATTGTGCATATCCCAGATATATCCGTTCTGCGCCCCCAGCCGGTGGTCGAAGCCGAAGAACTGGGACAGGCGGAACTGGTTCAGCCCGTCCACGTGGGCCAGGCCGGGCAGCTGATTGCCGGTCATGCCTCATCCTCCCCGCTCTCGTCGTCGCAAAGTCCGCTCTGCTCCTCCTGCCCTGCGGGCAGGCATCGCTCCGCTCCCTTGCTCCTCCTCTCCCCACCGAACCCGCTTTTGTCACGCTCTGCGCCCTCCGCGACGGGCAACTGCTCACTGCTCCGCCGAAAATGCCGCTGGACTGCGTCCAGCCTGTTTTCCGGTCTGCGCAGTTCGCTGTTGCCCTGCTCCCGGGCGCTCCGCGCTTCTTGCTGGGCTTCGTCGGGGGCCCCATCTTCGCAAACTCCGCTCCGCTCCGTTTCTGCTCCATGTCCGGTTTCGCCGCTCCCGTAGGGGCCGATGCCCACATCGGCCCGCCTGCTTCCGTGGCTCTGTGCCTCTGCGTAGGGGCGGCCCTCGTGGCCGCCCGCGTCCTCCTGCTCCCGGGCGCTCTGTGCTTCTGCCAATTTGTACGCCTTGCGCAGGGCCATCCGGCAGGCGGCGGCGGCATCCACCGCATCCCCCCTGACCGGGATGGAGGCCAGCAGGCCGTAAGCGGTGTTGATTTCCTTCATGATATCGTTCATTTCTATGCCTCCTGTCAAATCGAATTGAGAGAGTCCATCAAATCCAGAAAAATGCTCGCCCGCATCCGGTCGCCCCTGGCCGGGGCCCGCGGGGTGGAGACGGGCGGGTTCATGGCCCGGATGGCGTAAACCGCATGCTCCACGATTTCAGCGGTAATCGGATCTCCGGAATAGGCCCGTTCAAAGGCCCCGTACTCCGGCAGTCCGACATAAAGCCGGAAATCGTTGATGCGGTTGCAGAACCGGTTCCACTCATAGGCGGAGATCCGTACCGGACGCCCGGCCCGGATCACAGAAGACCAGTCCCAGTCGTCCGGCCTCTGCGCCGCCGGGCTGTCCACCGTAACCGTACCGGAACCGGCCGGCCAGTACGTTCCATCCTTGACCCGCGTGTAGCCCCAAAAATCGTAGGTGCCGGGGTCGTAGCCCACCCACCGCCGGGCTGTGGAGGTGGAGCCCCCGGAGGCGGGGGCCCGCACGCTGTCCACTACACCTGAAATACTGCTGGATGAGTGCGTAAACTGATACTTTGTGATGCCCGCCTCCACATAGCCGTTGGCCTGGTTAAAGGCAGAGCCCAGTCCCGTAATCCTCCAGCCGAACTCCTCTTCCCCTCCGGTTAAGCTCAGATTCGCCATATTGCCTCCTATGCGAACACCGCAGTCACTTCCGCGTCCAGGTTCACCACGGTTGCACTTGAGAAGTCCAGAGTTCCATAAAACCGTGTTATTTCGAAGTCCCATACGGCCTGTGCCGCCCCAGGAGAGTTAAAATAAATCTCCGGGGGTATGGAATCCGCGTACCCAATCTTTAGAAAGTGGTAGCTCTTCCCCGAAAAATTTCCGTACAGGTTGAAGCTTCCATTTCCAGATTGAGCCGGATAAACACTAAATGTATTGGCCTTTATCGTCGGAGACCGGATTTCCGTGGAATCGATGTAGGTCTTTTGGATGTAGGACGGCAGTTGGTTGGCGTGGGCCAGGTCATAGGCATCGTTTGCCGTGTCCAGGGCGTTGCTGATGTCGTCCTTCACCTCGCCGGACAGATCCGGAAAGGTGATGGCTCCCCGCAGGTTGAGATACTCCGCGTCGATGGTGCCCGTCTGGATGCAGCCGCCGTTGATGATGGTGGTGCCGTCCTCCAGACCCTTGAAGGCCACCAGGCCGTCCATCACGATAACCTGGCTGGAGACCGCCACCCCATCCGCCAGCAGCTTGATGGAACTGGAGGTCTCTCCGTTGCTCACCTCCAGGGTGATGCTCCGGGCATACTGTTCGATGGAGGAGATATTTCCCTCCGCGTCTTCCATGCGGCTGGTGAGCTGGTCCGCCGTGATGCGCAGCTCGTGAATGGCCCCCGCCGCGTTCTCCAGGTCGATATAAATGGGGGCCGTGATGGTCTTCCCGATGGCGTCCAGCTCCGCGTCGTTGAAGTTCCCCGCCCCCAGGTTGGCCATGGAATAGCGCAGCTGCTCCATGAGCATGTAGAGGTAATTGGTGATGACACTGAACTTTTCTTCCGCGCTCTGCTCCTCCGTCAGTTGCGGGAACCCGGTGTCCACCGCCAAAAGATTGCTCGGCATATTGCCGCCTCCTCAGTGCAGCCCAATGGCCGCCAACAGATAGCCCACCACACCCGTAATGATAGCCGCCACAACTGCCTCCCACCGCTTGGACGGCTTCTCTTTCAGGGCGGTGAGGTCGAGGGCGATAGAGTCCAGCTTGTCCATGATGGTGTCCAGCCTGGTCCCGCTGACGGCCTGTACCTGCTCAAGCTTGCCAATGCGGGCGTAAAATTCCGCATGGCGCTGGGAGTTGGTCTCCTTCTCGGCCTCAAAGTCCTTCTCCAGCCTGTCCACCCTGGTTTTCAGCGTACAGTTGTTCTCACAATCATTGACGGGCATGGGTTAGCCCCCCTTCATCTGCTTATAGACCTGATTGATACCAGTGGCCGCAAGGCCGGAGACGATGCCAACGGCGGCGGCGGTCAAATAGTCCGAGGCTGGAAACTCTGGCATGATAAACATGCCGAGGATGCCCAGCGCCGCGCCAAACGCACCGCAGATGATGGGAATCCACTTATTGTCCAGTCCGGTAGCTTTGACCACCTGGCCGACGAGGAAGCAGATCACAGTGATAACCGCCACTCCGGTGATACCCAAAGAAGAAATGTCCATGATATGTACCTCCATCAAATCAGATTCAGCCTGTCCAGCACGACGGCCAGCTCCTGTCTGGTTACGGGGTCTTCGGGTCGGGTACCGTCCAGGATACCGGCCTCTTTCGCGGCCTGCCACGCTTCGTCGCGCTCCTGTTCCCAATCGCTCACAGGTTCATCCTTCTTCCAGTCCACACTAAGATAATTGCAGATACCCTTTGCAGTGGCCTCGGCCAGCTTGTCCCGGTACTTCGTATCTTTGAGGTACTCCACGTCGGCCTTGTTGGTGTGGAAACCGTACTCAATCAGGCAAGCCGGGGCGTCGGTCTTAGCGAGCACGGTATACATCTTGTGCTTGATAGGCTCGCTTCGGAGGCTTACGCCCGCCGCGTGGAACGCGTTGACCAGGCCGGAGGCCAGCACATTGCGCTGCGCCGTCATGGGCCCTGCGCTGGTGTAGATCTCCAGCCCGGACGCGCTCGACCATCCGCCCTCCCCGTAAGCGTTAGTGTGAATGCTCACAAAGCAGTCCGGCGTTGCCTTATTGCTGATGTTGGCCCGCTCCGTGAGGCCGGGGTAGTTGTCCGCCGTCTTGGTGAGCACCACGCCCACCCCCTGGGCCTCCAGAAGCGGTTTGATACGCTGGGCCATGTCCCACGTAAACTCCCACTCTTTGTAGGTGCCGTCCGGGGAACCGTTGACGTTGCCCGGCCCGTGTCCGGGGTCGAGGCATACAGTATGCTTGCGCATAGGCTTGTCCTCCTCTTCCGGCGGTGCCTGCCCCGCCTGCTTGAGATACACGCAAATCCAGTTGTGCACCTTGCGGCTGGCGGTGATGCGCTCTCCGCCAAAGTCACACTGGCTGGAGCCGCCCCCGTCCAGCATGACGGCGGAGGACCAGCCCAGCCCGGCCAGCTCGTCCCGCAGAGTCTCCGGCGTGGCTTCGTCTCCGGTCCCATCGCCAGAGCAATAGAGGGCCAGACTGCCACCCCGCAGGCCGATGGCGCTGCGCCCCCGCTTGCCTCCCTGGGCCGAGCCATAGGAGGGCTTATCCACTGGCTTGCCGGAGGAAATAAGGGCGGTTACCGCGATAAAGTTGGCCGCTCCCCCGTACCCGGAGGTCATGTGGATGTCCGGGCCCTTATCCCAGGCGTAGCCCACCGCCCTCCAGGGCGTACCGGAGCGCATTACCCCGCCCACCTTGAGCAGCGGGCAGGCCGAGCCGTCTGGGTTCCACATGCCGCCATTCAACACATAGTGGGCACCAGTCTCTTCCTTGACCTGGGAAAGTGTCTTGCGGCAGTTGGTGACTCTCAGCTCAATCCGCTCCACGGACGAGAGCGGGATGTATGTAATGAGCTTACTCATTTGATTCACATCCTTTTATCCAGCGATCCCGCTGTTGATTACTGTTCCGGGGCCAGCAGCCCGGCCAGCTCCTGGTACTCCTCCGGGGTGAGCCGGTCGGCGGCGAGATAGACATCCATCTTGTCCTGGAGGCCGTCGGTGCGGCCCCGGTCAATAAGCAGCTTGCAGAGATTAAATACCGTGTTCATGTCCTTGCCCTTCTTTCTTAAACAGTATTAGTGGTGATTTCCAACATGCAAAGCCGCTCCTCATGGTCGGCCAGCATGTCCAGAGTGATGTCCTCTGCCGAGGGCGATTCCGGCCCCGACGGTCTTGTGTCCGGGGCGGCCTGTCCTGTTTCGGGATTGTAGCGCCACCCCTGCTCCACATTGTCCTGTACCTCTACACAGCGTCGTGCAAATGCCTCGCTATACCACTTCTCTGGCGGGAGTGCATACTCCGGGATGATTTCGCGGACAGTGTTGTCCTCATTTAAATAGACTGTTTTCATTAAAATCACTCCCTACCGTAAATCGCCACATATCCATCGCCGCCTTTGCCACCTATGCCGCTGGGCTTATACTCGCTGGAACGAAAAGTCCATCCCGCTCCACCACCTCCTCCGCCACCACCGCGGGTACCGTTTTTACCCATTATTGCATTGCTCTGGCCGGTAGCTCCAGCGCCACCGTTACCTCCTCCGCCGTCACCGCCATTTCCGCCGGGATTGGGCGGATCATTAAGACTAGGACCGCCTCCTCCGCCACCTCCACCACCGAAAGGTTTAAACCCAACAACAGAAAGTATCGGCCCGTCCTGTCCATCGCCACTAGGGTCGCTACCCCAGCCACCTATCATGAGCCAGCCGGGGGAAATCTTATCGTAGTCTCCATCATCACCGCCACCATGGCCGCCTGAAGTGCTATACTCATTACCAGAGCCCCCGCTGCCGCCTGGTACGGTAATACCAAAAGCGCTACTGCTCCCACCAGCGGAGCCTTCATGATAGTCTTCCTTCCCCAGAGAAGAGGCTGCACCGGCTCCACCAGCTCCAACAACAATACTATTGCTTTGGATGGTACTGCTATCCAAAACATGGAAGCACGCTGCGGCCCCACCTCCGCCGCCACCTCCACCGCGCTCTCCATGCGAACTGCCGCCGCCGCCAGCGCCAACCACAACCACAAAAACATCTGTATATTTGCGGTCGAACGTATGGGTGTAGCTCCCTGGTGATGTGTATTCCTTTATCAGACTATATCCGATCGAGCCAAGCGCCTGTTCAACACTTGTATCCACATATTGCTTGTGGGCGGCGTGGTTTTCATTCGTCGGAGGGCCACTTAAAGTGAGCGGCCCTTTCATGGTTCCGCCCCCCAGTGGCAAGAATGGCGCACTTTGCATACCAGCCAGAGCGGTGTTAAACTCCTCTTCGGTTCCGGTATATCCTTTCTCTTTTGCCGCCTGATAGGCGGACTTTCCAGGTGCACCATCCTTGCCGTCTGCCCCTGGAGCTCCGTCCTTACCGGGCAGGCCGAGACCGGCAACTTTTTTCCCGTTTACAATGATAGCCATGCTACACCTCCACCCATTGCCACATATCAGGGGTATCAGGCGGCCACGTACAGGGAATCATGTCCCTGCCCTCGGCCACAGTGTTATCTTCGTTCAGATAAACTGTTTTCATTAAAAATCACCCCTTACCGTAAATCGCCACATATCCATTCCCACCTTGTCCGCCAGTTCCAGATCTCTTTTGGTTAGAAGTGTAATTGCATCCGCCGCCAGCACCGCCTCCGCCGCCGCCTTTGCTGCCATTTCCACCATCAGTTCCATTTGCAGACTGGCTGGCCCCGTCTCCTCCATACCCTCCCCCGGTACTCCCTCCACTTGCTCCTCTTTCCTTGTTTGGAATATTTTCTCCATTGGCACCACCGCCACCACCACCGGCCATATATATCCCAATGATATCTACATACCGGCCATTTTCTCCTGGCTGGGTATAATTCCCTCCAGACCCAGGTACATCATAAGAAGCACCAACAGAATTACCTGGCAGGCCAAAATTCTCACCTTTTGCACCTTCTCCGCCCAGTGCTACAAGCCCGAAAGCACTGGTACTGTCTCCATTGAGCCCTTTGTTTTGTGAAACAATTTCGTTTCCACCGTTTGGGCTCACTGCCATCCCTCCGTTCCCTCCTGCGCCAATAATAATACTCTTATTTTTGATTTTATCTGTATCCAAAAAGTGAGCAACAATCACCTCTCCTCCTCCGCCGCCGCCGCCGCCATTGCCTCTGCCGCTTTGCTGGCCGGTTTTACCCATTCCACCAACGCCACCGCCTCCGCCGCCACCAACCACAACCACAAAAACATCTGTATATTTGCGGTCGAACGTATGGGTGTAGCTCCCTGGCGATGTGTATTCCTTTATCAGACTATATCCGATTGAGCCAAGCGCCTGTTCAACACTCGTGTCCACGTACTGCTTGTTGGCGGCATCTGCGGAATCAGAAGGAGCGGCCAGATTGGCTATCTTGTGCCCGGTCATATCCGTGTTTGCTTTAAGTACCACGCCGCTCTCTGAGGTCTGTAGCACCTGGGTAGTGTTGTTGACCAGGTTGATGCCGGAGGTACCGACCGTAATCGCCGCTGCTCCCTCAGACAGGGGGGCCTCAATCCGGATATTCCCGTTTGGCATCATTTTGATTTGAGCTGCAGAGCCCCCGTGCTTGATGGCCTTGTCCGCCGGGATGGTGATATCTCCCTGCATTGCCCCGCCAGTCAAAGGCAGATACTCGCCTCCGCCCTTCCCCGCCAGCTCGTCGATAGCCTCTTGTACGTTGGTAGCCTCCAGGCCGCTGCCCGTATTGCTGTAGCCCACCTGTTCGGCGGAGAGGCCGCCGCCCTCTCCGTCTTCGGTTACTTCAATAACAAATGGGCCGTCGCCCAGGCTCTCCCCCATCTGCATTGTGCCGCCGCCGGGAACAGTGACGGCGTCCGGTGTATCCAATGTCAGAGTGTTTCCCTGTTGAGTCGCTTTCACCCGTGTGCCGCCCTGAATGGTCAGAGCGTTTACACCGTTTATTGTTGCATCCTTACCGGGTGCCCCATCTGCTCCGGCTGGGCCAGCCGGCCCATCTTGTCCCGGGTCCCCCTTCGGGCCGGTCGGCCCAGCAGGCCCTTCCGGGCCCTGTGGGCCCTGTGGGCCTTGTGCTCCATCCGCCCCGGCCTCTCCGGGATCACCTTTGGGCCCCTGGGGGCCCGTGGGGCCAGCCGGGCCAGCAGGCCCCTGTTCACCCGGTGCCCCGGCTGGGCCGGGGGAACCTGGCGCGCCGTCTGCTCCGGCGGGGCCTGTCAGCTCTCCGGATTCATACTTCTCCTGGAAGGTCTGTCCGTCGGTGAAGGTCACAAGACTGGCTGTGTAATCTCCCTTGGCCGGTTTCACCGCTCCTGTCCGGTTGTTGAAGGAGGTCACACCGCCGCCCGCCGCGTCCTGGGCCCGGGCAGACCAGTATTTGGCGTTGTTGGTGTCCTCCCCTTCCCGCGTTCCGGTTCCGCCCACCGCCCAGCTCTCCGCCTCCGTGGCGGATGCCGCGGCATTTTCCTCCGCCTGACCGATGGACGCGGCGCTGGCGGCAGCCGCTTCCGCGCTCTTCTCTGCTGCGGCAGCCTTTTGCCCGGCCAGCTCCGCGCTGGCCGCAGCCTCTCCGGCGGAATCACTTGCATTTCCAGCCGCCGCCTCTGCGCCGTTCTTGGCGCTGACTGCGGTTTCCTTCGCACTCACCGCCGTCTCCGAAGCCGTGACCGCGGAATCTCTCGCCGCCTCTGCGGCTGTCTTTGCGGATTCCGCCGCCGTCCGTGCAGTCTCCGCCTTGCCCTGGGCCATAACCGCGGCGTCTCTGGAGGCCGCCGCCCCCTCTGCGCTCTCGCCTGCCTGGGCCGCGCTTTCGGAAGCCTGGGATGCACTTCCCGCCGCCGCTGCCGCGCTCGCGCCCGCATCTTCCGCCTTTTGGGACGCCGTGGAGGCGCTGCCCGCTGCGGCCGATGCGCTTTCCTCTGCGGCATCCGCATCTCCGGCCGCCTGGGCCGCGGCCGCCTCTGCCGCCTTGCGCGCGGCTTCTGCCGCTGTGGCCGAATCCGATACCGCCTTTTGAGCAGCTTCCGCTGCCTCCGCGCTTTTCGCCGCATCTTCTGCGCTGCCCGCCGCCGCCGCGGCGCTTTCCACGGCCTTCCCTGCTTCCTGCCGCGCCGTGGCGGCGCTCTCCTGGGCAGAAGCCGCCGATTCCTGCGCTTTGCTCTTTGCTGCCTCTGCGGCGTCTCTCGCGCTCTCCGCTCCCGTCTTCGCGGCTGTGGCGTTCTGCGCATCCTGCGCCGCAGACTCCGCCATGACTTCCACCTGCGTCCGGGCCGTCTCGGCGGCTGCCGCCTGCTCAGCCGCAGAGGCCGCGGCGGTTTCCGCACCCGTCCGGGCCGACTCGGCGGCTTCCTGCGCCGCTTCCGCACCCGCCTGTGCTGTTTCCGCCGCCTCCTTTGCGGCGGTAGCCTGCTCCAGGGTGCCGTCCACCACGGGCCCCCGAATGGCGTCGATGTCCATCAGCTCGGCCCATGCGCCCCCGTCCTCGTACTTCCAGTCCAGGGCGTCAGTGTCCTCGTTGTAGCGCAGCTGCACCCGCTCACCCCTGATATCCTCCAGCCACTCCGCCTCGGTGCCCTGATAGCCGTGCTTCACAGCCAGGGCATAGGCGCTCAGATACCAGAACGGCCGGCTGCCGCGCCCCTCGGTCACTACGGTGCAGTCCCGCCTCTCCAAGGCCTCCAGGGTGGTAGGCAGTTGGTTGCGGGCATACCACTGGCGGTAGTCCAGCTCCTTCTTGTTGAACATCTCATAGCTATTGCGGTAGCGGTCAAACTCCCCGTTGGAGTAGTAGACCATGGCCTCCAGGTAGTGGACATACAACTCATCCCAGGGAAAGGGGACCAGAAGCTCGTGGTCTTCGTCCTGGGGCAGGGAATAGGACATCCACTCCGAGCCCTTGTAGAAGTCCAGCATCAGCCGCCCGTCCAGCTCGCTGAGCCACCGGCAGAGGGCGGCGTCGTCCACGGCATTGCCGCTGAGCTTCCGCGCGGAGGCGATAGCCTCTTTGATTTTCATAAAAACACCTCCGGAAAAGGGAGCGCGGCGGGGCAGTTCGGGCCGCCCCCTCTCCGCCTCGCCGCGCTTCCTCACATCTTCGCCAGGGCCACCGCCGCGCCCTTCTGCGCCTGTTCCATGACCTGATAGGCCGCGTACTCCTGGGCCGCCGCCTGGCGGAGCACCTTGAGGAACTTCCGCTTGATCTTCACGGGGACGCCCCGCTTGATGCGGATCGTCTCGCCGTTGACGCCTACGATGACGTCCTTCTTGGTGGCCGCGCCGATCAGCGGGGCCATATACTCCACCAGCTCCTCGTTGGCGGGGAGATTCTTCTGTGTGCTCATGCCTGTCCTCCTCACTTCGTCGCGGTGGTCTCGATGCGCACCATGTACTGGGGCACCAGGATTTCCGCCGTTTTGGTTGCCTTCCAGCCGCAGGTGGCCCGCTGATCCAGGGGGTCAGCGGAGCCAGAGGAGCCCAGCTGCTTGACGATGTGCTGAAGGCCGCCGCCGGTGATCTCCGTCACGCCATAGGCGTCGTCGCCCAGAATGAGGGTAGAGTAGACGTCCGCGCCGCCCTTGCCGCCCTCGGCGGGGTAGATGACGTCGTTGTCCGAGGCGGTCACGTTGTCCTCCACGGTGAGCTGGCTGGTGGTGTTGGCGGTCACGCGGGTGACGGTGCCGCCGATGCTGACCATCCGGCCCACCAGGGCGCTGTCCTTTACCGCGCCGCCGTCGAATGGGACGGTCTTGGTGCTGGTCACGCTTGCGCCGTTGACCAGCAGGGTGCGGCTGTCGCTGGCCAGGTCAGCACCGGAGAATACCTTGGCCCGGCTGGACTGGACGAAGCGCACGCCATAGAGCTCGCCGATCTCGTTCTGGTATACGTTCTCGGTGTCTACGTACTCGTGGGGATTCTTCCAGTCGGGGTCCTTCATCAGGTCGTACTTGCAGTAGGGGTGGATGATGCCCACATACCAGCCGTCGATCTTGGGCGCGTCCTGGGTCTCCAGGAAGCGGACGGCCCGCTTGACGGCGTCCACCGTCAGGTTGCAGTTGTCCTCCGCGCTGGTGTAGTACAGCTCGTCCCGGGAATCCACCTTACCATCCGCGAACTGGACCACCGTGCCCGCGTTGATAATCTCGCGGGTGATAGTGTCCAGGGTGCGGCCGGCCTGGGAGGCGATGAGCTTGGTGGCCTGCACCAGGTTATTGTCGATCGCGGTGAGCATCAGCAGGTCGGAGAGGGTGACATACCCGCCGTACTGCTTCACCTCGGCGGTGATGGCCTTGACGCTCATGGACTGGCCGTCGGGGGTCACGCCCTCGGTGAGGGGGGCGGTCATCTCGGGCAGGGGGTCGTACTGGCGGAACTCGATTATCTTGCCGCCGTTTTTGGGGATGGGGTGCTTCTGGCCGAACTGGTCGTGCACCAGCTCGGGCTCCGCCAAGTCGATGAGGTAGTCGGAGTAGTAGGTTTTCATCTCCGTGGACAGGTCCCCATCGGTGGTCACGTTGGTGTTGGCCGCGCCGTCGAACAGCTCGAGTACGACGGGCAGCAAAATCAGATCCTTCATGTTGTCTCCTTTCTCGCGCGGGGTCAGAACGTGATGCGCTCGCCCCGTGCCGCTCTGCGGGCAATCTCCGCCCGGTCTTTCTTGGTCAGCTTGGACACGTCGTCCTTCACGGTGAAGCCGCTCTGGGCGGCGGTGCCGTTCTCCGGGGGCCTGGCCCCCTTGGCGCGGATGCCGTCCACCACCTGCTTCTCCGTGCGCTGGGCGGCGGCCTGGGCCACCACGGCCTTGATGCCGTCCATGTGCAGCACCTCATAGGCCAGCTTCACGGGGACGCCGGATTTGAGCATGGAGAGGAACTGCGGGTTCCTGGCCTCTGTGCCCAGGTCGAAGTCCGGATAATCGGCCTTGAGCTGTTCGCCCTCGGCGTACCACTTCTGGAGCTGCTGCTGGGCGGCCTGCTGGCTCTGCCGCTGCCGCTGGGCCTGGAGCAGGGCGGTGTTCTCCCGCTGGAGCTTCTGAAACTGCTTGTACTGCTCCACGTTCATACCCGCCTCCTCGGCGGCCTGGCTCCAGTAGGCGTCGTCGTTCTCCACGGCCTGGGTCAGCTTGCCCAGGTCTCCGTCCGGAATCTTATACCGCTGCATCAGCATGTCCAGCACCGGCTGAACCCTGGCCGCCTGCTGTTCCAAATCCCGGGTCTCGCGGAACCGGCGGTCGATGATGCGCTGGGTGTCCTCGGTGTAGAAGTCCTTGTACTCCCCCTCCACCAGGGCCCTGTAGGCCCTCCGCTTCTCCTCCAGCGTGTTGGAGGTGGTCTGCACCTCCGGTTCTTTCTCCCTCCCGGCGTCGGAGGGCTGCTGCTCTCTCCCGTCCCTGCCGCCGGCCTCCGCCGGCTGCTTCCCGTAGAGAACACTGGTACCGCCCGGTCTTCCCCGGCGGGTGTTACCGGGGGCTGCCTGGGAACCGCCCTTTATCTCAGCCTGGCCTGCGGGGGCCGCCGCCCCCGCGCCCTCTCCTCCGGCGGGCGCGCCGCCGTCGAACAGGGCCAGGTTGATGTCTGCCAAATCGGTGTATGTCATTGCGTTTCCTTCCTTTCTGCCTCAATCTCCAGATACTCCGGGTATTGGGCTGCAATCTGCATCAGGCCGATCACGGCCATATCATAAGCCGCCTCCATCCCCGCCCCGCCCCGGAACTCCAGATAAACATCCCCGCTGTCCAGCCGCTCTCTGAGGCCGTACCCGGCGTTGCGCGCATACCCGGCCAGGGCGTACAGCAGGCCGGAGATTGCGGCGCAAACCTGCGGGCTGCCGGTGGCATGCCCCCGGGCATGGACGGCGTAATGGTCTCCGCGCCTCATTGCGCGTACCTTTGTCATGTCGTCCTCACAAACTCCATTCCGCTCCGCCCGTCTCCCGACGGGCATCCGCTCCATTCCGTTGCTCGTCCTCTCCCTACGAAAGGCGTCCCGCCTTCCGTGGGGGCCCCATGCGCGCCCGCATTCCCTCGCGGTCGGTCCAATGGTTCCGCACTCCTACTTGGGCGTGGCCGCACCGCTCACGCTGTCCATGCTGGGTGTGCTGCGTTCCGCCAGCCGCTCCCCATACCCGGTCATGGGGGTCTGGGCCTTCACGGCGGCCCTGTCTATCCCGCCGCCCCGGCCTCCTCCCGGGGGAGGAACCTGTCCGCCAGTCTGTCCATCCTGTCCGGCCACCCCCATGTCCTTCCCGGTGAGGGACTGGATGATGAGCGCCATCTGGTCGAGCTGTTGGGACATCTTCTGGCAGACATTGAGGAGGGTCTCTCCCTGCTGCACCTGCTCGCGCACCTTGTCGATGCCCTCGAACTCCATCATCTCCAGCGCGCCGAGCGCCTCCTGGGCCCGCTCCGGGTTGAAGAAGCCCAGGCCGTACAGCTCTTTGGCCCGCTCATTCTGCTCCATCCGGCTGAACGGGTTCTTCTTCTGGGCCTTGATTTTCAGGTCGAACACGGGCTTTCGGTACAGCATGGCGCCCTGGCTGTCGAAGCCGATCTCCTGCTCCTTGATGGCCGCGTTGCTGAGCTCCGCGAAGGAGTAGCTCCCCGGTGCCTGCCCGGTAATGCGGAAGGTGCGCTTCTCGTCGTAAAACTGCCGGATGAGCTCAATGCACAGGGAATTGATGGCCGTGTGCGCCCGGTAGCTGGCGGCAATCATGTCCCGGCTGGCCTTGTTGCCCGCCTCCTGGAGGGCGGCGATGGCGGCCGCGGCGGTGACGCCGGAGCCGGCGGAGCCGGAGTTCACATCCCGGTTGGCGGCGGTGTCCTTCATCTCCTCGATCTTCATGTTGATGATGTCCACGTAGATACCGGACAGGGGCTGTGTGACAATCTCCTGGAGCCGCCGGTCGTCCAGCTCGCCCTCCACGTGCACCAGGGGCTTGTTCCAGTCCAGGAACTCCTCCTCGTTGACGCCGGTGGAGCTGGAGACGAAGAACCGCTTCCGGGTGGACATCATGGCGTTCTCCAGGATGTTGGCCGAGAGCTTGTCGATGTAGAGCTGGGGGTCCTTGCAAATGGCGACATATCCGAAGCCCACCGGCGTTCCCTTCTCGGGAAAGAGCACATCCAGCACCACCGGGTAGAGGCCGTGGTCATACCAGCCCCGCTCCCGGTAGTCCGGGTCGTTCTCGCTGGCATAGAGCAGGGTGTCCCCTACGAATTTTACATAGTGCAATACCGTCTTTCCGGCCGGGCTGCGCTTCTTGTAATACCAGTCCACCACCACGCTCTTGCCGCTGGTGTCCACCGTGTCGTCGTAGACGTACTGCTTGATGTCGATGGCCCCTCCGCCCAGGTGCCCCTTGTGCTCCGGGTATTGCTGCTCCAGCAGCTCCTCGTCCACCAGCTCCGCGAGGAACAGGTTGCGGGACTTCTGGATGTCGGTGACGCCCGGCTCCCAGAACAGTTTGAGCAGGTCGATCTCCCGGATGTCGATGTCGCCCAGGCCGTTCTCCTTCTCGGGGTTCCAAAACACACCGTAGGCCGCCGTGCCGTGTTTGAGCTTGTCCCACCAGTTGTCCGAATAAGTCTGCTCATAGTCGTTGTACTCCAGCAGGACGGGCAGGACGGAGGACAGCGCCCGTGCGCTCTCCTCGTCGCTGCGCTCCCGGGGGAGCACCACCGGCTCGGGGTAGTTGTCCATGGCGTCGGCGTGCTTGTTGAGGACGGCGTTGAACAGCCAGGCGGAGGAGGGCTCCGGGCCTTTCCCCTCTTTCCTCTTGTCCCTGCGGATGGCCTCCCAGTGGCGCAGCTCCCACCACAGCTCATCCTCCACGATGCGCGTCTCCAGGCTGGCTTTCCCCTGCTTGTAGCGGGTGAGGGTGTCGATGGCTTTGGCGAGCTCCTCCCGCCCGATGGGGGCCCTTGCTTCCGGCCCGGTGCGGAAGGCCCCCACCAGAGGGGCCGCGCCGCGCACCCCGTCCAGCAGCGCCGCCGCACGGGCCTCCCCTGCGCGCTCCTCTGTCACTCTCATGGCTCTCCTTTCTGCGCTCTCGTCCTCGCAAACTCCGCTCTGCTCCGTCTCTCCGCCCCCGTAGGGGCGGCCCTTGTGGCCGCCCGGCGTTCTATCCGGGTTCCCTCCTCGCGGCATAGCCGCTGTGGCCTCCGCTGCAAACGTGCCACTGGCACGTTTGCTCACGCTGCGGTTTCGTCTGCGGGGTGCGCTGTGCGGCTGCTCCGCTCGCCTCCGCGCTTCCTGTCACGCTGCGGGTTGGGCGCATGGCCGGGTCGCTAAGCGGCCATTCCGCGAAACATGCCGCTGGGCTTCGCCCAGCCTGTTTTTTCGCCTCCATGTCCTCTTAGCTCCCCTATGCGCCTACCCTCCGCGCTTCTTCAATACCTCCGGTAAAAGTCGTATCGGTCATACTGCTGCCGGGCCTCCGCCAGATCCAGGGGGTCATACCCCGCCGGGGGCGGCGTTTTCCGCGGCCTGGGGGCGATGGGGTTTTTCATGCAAACATATCGGAGCTCATCGTAAATATGGTCTTCCCCATCAGTGTTGATGTCCTCCACGTCGGTCTCGTCGTAGACCAGGTTTGGCACTGTGCGGATGAAGTGCTTGCAGGTGTCGAACACATAGAGCATGGGCACGCCCTCTTCATCAAAGGCCATCCGGTGGTGCACCTGCATCTTTCCGCTGATGCGGTTGTGGTCGCCCTTCTCGAAGTAGACCCGCTCCCGCTCCATCAGGGCGCCGATGCTCTCGGTTCCGTCGCTCTGCCAGATGGCGGGATCTCCCACGCCGCTGACCGGCTTTCCCTTCAGGTTGGGGTCCTCGGCCTCGATCTGCTTGATTTTCCGCGCCACCTCGGACGGCTCCCACTTCACGCCGGTGTTGGGCGTGTCGGTGCAGCCGTAGAGCTCCCGGATGCGGTACATCCGCCGGTCGTGGTCTACCGCGTACCAGCCCACAGAAAAGGGCCTGGCGTAGCCCCAGTCGAACGAGCGCCAGATGCGCCAGGTATCCGGCACCCGGAAGGGCCGGATGACGTGTGTCCACCTCTTGTCCCCGTAGTGCTCCGGGTCGTTGCGCCACTCGGTGAACACCTGGCCGGAGAAGGTATCCCAGTCCCCGTACAGCAGGGCGTTGCGCTCGGCCTCCGGCATAGAGGCCAGATTGCGCACATAGTTCGGGTCGTTCCGGAGCAGGGCCGGGTTGTCAAATACCGAGGACGGCACAAAAATCCGGCTCTGCCGCGCCCTTCGCTCCGTCCCGTCCGGCTCCCTCCAGTTCACGTCCTCCCAGATGGTCGTCATGGGCCTGGACGCCGTGACAAACCGCTCCTTGACCCACCCGTGGCCCACGCCGCCGGGGTTGGCCGTGGCGCGGATGTAGACCCGTGTCCCCGGCCCGTTGGGGCGGTTGCGGGAAAACAGGTAGGAATACTCCTCCCAGGTAAAGTGGGTCAGCTCGTCGAAGGCAATGAAGTCGTAGGCCTGCCCCTGATACCGGGTGCGGTCTTTGGTGTACTGCATGGATCCAAACAGGATTTTGGCACCGCTTGGGAAGGTCCAGGTGTGGGCGCTGGCGTTGTACCTTGCCCCTGGGAACGCCCTGGGGTAGTAGTTGAGGCTCTTGTCGATGAGCTCGGCCAGCTGTGGGAAGGTCTTGCGGAGGATAAGGCCCTTGTAGTGCGGAACGCCCACCTGGCGCAGGGCCTCGATGACCAGGGCGTCGCTCTTGCCGCCCCCGGCCGCCCCGCCGTACAGGGCCTCGTACTCCGGCCGCGCCATAAAGGCGGCCTGTTTGGGCTGCGGCGTCCAGACTGTGGTCATGGGCCGTCACCCGGCTCTCTGAGCTCCGCCACAGCGGGCAGCAGCACCACGCCGCCACCCTCGCCGGCGGCCTCCGCCTTCTCCTGGGGCTTGTCCCTCCACGCATCCGGCCGGCGGTTTTTCAGCCAGAAGATCAGTGCCGTGGTGTCCGGCAGCGCGGTCTTCGTCGTCTGGATGACCTTCCGCCCGTCCTTTTCGCTGATCTCCACCCGCTCCTCCATGTACTCATAACCCAAGGCCCGTTTCAGGAGCGCGTTTTCCACCTGGATATCCACGATTTCCTTGCCCTTTTTTAGGGCCTGCGAAATCTGCGGAAATCGTTCTTTCCAGTCATACAGCGTGCGTACACCGCACCCCATCTTTTCGGCAAGCTGCTCATCGGTCAGCCCATCCCGGGCCCAGCCCTCCAGCAGCAGGAGCCCGTCCGGCTCCAGCCATCTCTGATACTTGCCTTTCGCCACAACGGGCTCACCACCTCTCTCAGTCGATTCTTGGTGCCACCGCCCGCCTCATGCGGCGAGGAGAGGCATATCAAAGTCTCACTCGT